TTAACCTTCACGTTTCTGAAAGGCTACCTCGAAAAGTCCGGTAGCGGCCAATCCTGCGAGCGCGCCAGCCCATGCACGTAGGTCGGCACTTGCGCTTGTGAACGGGTAAAACGCAAGACCGAGCACAACTCCCGCGGCAAGGCTTATGAGGGGCAGTAGGCGGGTCGGTACACCAAACGAACGCTTTAGCACCTCTACGAACGCGACGGTGATCGGAGAGATAACCGTGACCAAAACTAACATAGCTTCCATCAATTCCTGATTAAAGGCGGCTTTTAAGTCGTTTTATGCAGTATATAAAACCCTTATGTATCAACGGTTTTTCAAATACACCATTCAAATAGATTCAAGGAATTCCATTTTTTTGTGGGTGTTTTGTGGGTGTTCGTGGGTGGCAGAAACAGCCCTCCCGATCATCGCGGGAGGGTTTCAATCCTGAAAGCGTTTGAGTTTTCATATGAGAACATGATAACATTGGAATGTGTTATTGAAAGGAAGGAGAGTAAAAAAGTGAAAAAGTCATTCCTATTGTTACTGTCTATTTTCCTTGTGTTTAGTTTAGTCTTAGTTGCCTGCGGTGATTCTTCGGATGAAGCGGAGCCTGGCGATGAAGTGGAAGCAGGCGAAACCGCTGCAGATGTCGATGGGTCGGATGACGACAGCAGCGAGCAAGAAGACGAAAGTGACGATCCGGATCCAGAGCAAGAGAAGTTAAACGAGCAACTCAAGAAAGAAGCAGTCGAAGCTAATTTCGTCGAGTTGAACAGCGATGATGCAGAAGACGGAAAAAAGGTCTTCGCAGTCGGCGAGATAACCAATATTCAAGAAGAAGGTAAGCTCGGTAAGTTCACTCTAACAACTGAAGAGGAGAACGGCAACGGAATGTATACCGTTAACAGTATGACAGTCAGATATGAGCCCAAAGAATCTGACCGCGTCAAAGTGTACGGTTCATATGATGGTAAGGATGAAACAGGAATGCCGATTATTACGGCGACCATCATTGAGCCAACCGAAAAAGAAAAAGGCAAAAAGAAAGCATCGAAAAAGGAACCTAAGAACACATCCGGATCCCAGGAAGCAAAGAAGCATTACGACCGTTTAAACCAGCTATACAGCGATCTGCAAGAAGAATATGAAGTACATAAAAACGGCATGGATGATGCTGCTTGGGGAGAGTTCGCAAGAAACTGGAAAGACAGTGTTGAGGAAGTTAAGGAGGACATAGAATCCGCGGACTACGACAAAGGGTTAAAATTCTCTTTGGGTGCAGCTGCTGGCTATTTACAGCAAACATTTAACGGTTATGTTCAGGATCTGCAAGGACGGGGTGACGCAAACATCACCAAAGACATGGAAACAATGTTCCAAGACAACATGAAGGATGCTGAAAATGATTTGAACTAGTAAATCCCTCCCGAACATAACGGGAGGGAACTTTTTTATCTGTATTTTTGTGAGCGGCAAAAAACGGCCTTCTATTTTCGTTTCTGAGGGGTTTCCCTATGGGTTTGAATGCAATAGGTATCAAAAAGACGGGAACGCGTAGGAGGTGCGTTCCCGTTCGTCTATTCAGTTGTACCATCAGTTGTACGAAATTGTGACATCGAATTTAGCCTTTTTCGCCCTTGTCGCTAATGCCCCAGCGTTTTTCCGTTCCCTGAATGCTCCGATCTGCACCTTATATAACGATCCTTCTTTTTTGATCACCGCGTCGAAGCCGACCTTCTTAGCTTTTGCAGCTGCGGCATCCGCGTTTTTCTTATTTGCGTACGCGCCGATCTGAACACGATGAAGTTTGTCGCCAGGCTTCGGTTTAACCGGCGTCGGCTTCTTACTTCCCCCAGAGTTCTTTTTCTTCTTTATACCGAAGGATTTTGCTAACCCTTCTACGTGAGCCCTTGCAACCCTGTCGATCCACGCCTTACTCTTCATGAGTTTCGAATCCGTTTTTGAGTCGATGAATCCGCACTCTGTGAGCAATGCAGGCATGTAGCTTTCGCGGCAAACGTGCAAGTCAGCTTTTTTGATTCCACGGTCTGGGATCCCGATTACCTTAGCAACTGCAGTGTGGATATTCTTCTGAATGCTGTTTGTTTTGACATCATTAATGCCGTTATACGTGAAGCTCTCGAAGCCTGTTCCACCGCCTGCGTTAATATGGATGGAAAGAAGGAAATCAGCTGCCCAAGCGTTTGCGGCGTTTGTGATGGCCGATAACGGTACAGTCTTGTCAGTCGTACGGCTCATCTTGACCGCTACACCCTCATATTCGCTAAAAAGTATATCGCGGATTCGTAGGGCGATCGCGAGAGTAATATCTTTCTCCTTCAGCCCGTTAGCGACCGCACCCGGGTCCGTACCGCCATGACCACCATCGATCATAAACTTAATCACTGTTTATCGTCTCCTTTCTGGTTTAGTACATCAACAGCACCTTTAAGCTTCGCCGGAATAGGCAGCCCCATTACCCCAGCGTTCTCAATGATCGACAATACTTCGTTCGCGAGATAGAAGAAAATAGTTGCATCACGGAAGACATGCGCCTCGCCGATCGCCGTGTCGATGAGATGTGCGACCGCAACTATGGCGAAAATAAACACCTTCTTTGCGATCCCCCAGCCGCCTACTTCGGACGATAGCTCACCCTGCTTTGCTGCTGCCAGCACTCCGGACGCGTAATCAATGACCACGAATGCAAGTAGAATCGACAACAACGACGACCAACCTCCCCATAAAAAAGAAGCAGCCGCACCGGCTACCGCTACACTTGTTTTTATAATGTTTTCCATTACTCGGTTTCCTCCTTGTAGTATTCAGGCTCAACCGGTTCGGGCTCCGGTTCCCCACCCCCCGGATCGTCCACGTCGCCAGTTCGTACAAGCATGATGTCTTGTACATAGATGTCCTCAGCATCGTTCTTAGCGTAAAAGCACATACTTAGTCGTTCGTACTGACTTGCCGAAAACTCAAATGCAAAGTTGTACTGTTGGTATATCTCCTCAAGATGCAAGGTATGCCCGAAAATGGTTCTATCGTCAATATAGACGTCCATCCATGCTAGTGAATCGCTTTTTGCATTGAAGGACAACGTATACTGACCTGGTTCCAATACGATACAGTTTACCCCGTGTTGCCATCCAACAGGCAGCGGCGTAAGGTCCTTCGGGTTACCTTTCTTTGTCCATACGTTTTCAACTGGCGGCTCAGGCTCTGGATCCGTTAGATTGAACGGGATCGATGGGATGATGTGCACCCTGTTGTAATCCTCTACGGGTTGTGTCAATACCCTGCCGTCGGGAAACACTGCTTTAAATTCAGTTATGTGTGTACCAGGGCGTCTCGTATCACCGTTCTGGAATTGATACTCCACCTCACCGGCCGGACCATCCACTACGGCTCCTTCACCCTGTGCAATGACTTCTCCCTCCTCGCCGTCTAGGCTAGTTGCCATCACGAGGTATATTTTACAGTCTGTCACATCGACGGCTTCTTTGTTGGCGTTCCTCATGACGCCACGCATTTTTTCGTACGTGTCGCCCTGCTTGATGATTAGATCCGGTTCGCGTTCTTTCACACTTTCCATCCGTCTACCTCCTTATTTCTGGTGAGAATTGGTTTAGTTGTTGTTTTATTTTTTTCATTAGTGTTGGCTGACTATTTCCGAACGTAGGTTCTACCTGCATACCACCATGCTCATATATCTCTCGAACGGCAGTAATTCGCGCATCAAGTGTCAAGTTCCAGTTGGGTTCTCGTATCGTAACTATGTCCCCGAGATCCCAGTCCTCTTCGTAGACATACGGGCTCTCTTCGAATACTTTCCCCTCGAGGGAGAATTCGTGAGCGTGCTCGGCGAGGTTCTGTTCGCCTCGCTCTCTTAGATCTGCTACAATCTCGGGATCCGGTCGCTTTTGCGGCGGATCGTCTTCTGTTTCTTCCGAAACATCGCGAGCGTCAACAAACATCTCGTGTCGATCGAGGCCAGATGCGTCGCCCACCTTGACGATACGGCGCTTTGCACCTTCCCCCTGGCCTCCCACGTATGCAACGTTTCGGTAATCCATGTAGCTATTTACGAATTGTAAGGAGCTTAGCGCGTCAAACTCAGTGCTGAATATAACGGGCGGGTGTTCCGTTTGCCCCACGGTGAGGTTGCGGCCTTCATACACATCGAGCACCCATTTTCTTTTGCTGTAGTCCAGCGCAATCCACCAGCCGAGGCCGCCTAATTCTGCAAGAGCGGTCAACTCTTCGTTTAGCTCTTTGTATCTCGATTGCCACTTTACTTGTTTACCCCGTCCTGGTGAAAGCGCCCTTTCGAGCATTGGAAAAGCTCGTTTCGTATCTACAGGAGTAATTGCGTTCCTATCGACAAGAAACTTCATAGCTGTTTCTGCGGTATTGTTAAGTGTTTCGTGTGACTTTCCGGACGGCGGTACCGTGATCCTCTGTCCTAGTATCGCCTTGAGTTCGTAGCCGCGAATAACCCATGTCTCACTACCCCGCCCGCTCTCGTCAAATGAGATTTCGCAATGCCGGATAATGCCGCACTTGTGCAAGTCTTCCCCAAGTACAATTATGTTGTTCTTTAGTAGCTCGTTTACGTGCTCTTTATGCCTGTTTATGTGGATTTCAAACTCGCCGATCTCACTCCAACTACGCTGGAATTGTAGCGATTCATAATTATCTATCTCCGATCTGAGCTGCAAATCTGGCGTAAATACGCGTAAAGTCTTCATACGAGTTTCACCACTTCAAAGCGCGTGGATGGCATCCCGCGCACCCGTGTAAATGTAGATATAGAACTCCATAAGTACAACTCAATATAGTCCCCTACGTTCAAATACACCATACCGGTTCCGTTGACACCGATCGGGTACCGAGAACCAGGGCGCACATAACCCAGTCGACTGTAATTCGAACCGTTTCTGTAAACGGCCAACTCGAATGCGCCTTCCTGTATACGGTCGTCCAGCTCTACATAGCCATTGACAAGATAATAGCCCGAAACCTTCGCCGTATAGCGTGAGTTTGATGTCTTGTACTCGGTTCCTCGGCTATGTCTAATCTTCTTGAACTGCAATTTCGTCCACGTCTGGAAAAGAAGTTTTTGATACTTATCCGCGTACGCCCATACTAGCGGCTGATACGGATACGACACGGTTCCTTCCTGATTGATGCGGAACACGGTCCTATCATATTCACGCTTGTTCCCATCCATTTTGTATACGTTGATGTTGTAGTCCCCTGTAGAGGGCGACTCAGTCACTCCGTATACATCCTTGTCGTTATTCTTGTCTGCCAAAAAGACACGGTTCGTATTGAGGACATCGTGGTTATCTGCGTCAAGATACCCCAGCAATTTGCCATCTTTTGCGCGCAGGGCGCCGATCATCTCGGGTGTAACGACAAAGTTGATCGGCTGTCTTTCGTCTTTGATCTGCGATTGCTCAATGAACGATTTTCCCGCTTTCACCGTCACCTGCGCGATCGCTATTTCTTTGATCTGCTCAGTGTTCGTCAAGCTCGGCGGCTTTGGGTTTGCTGCAGCTGTTCCCTTTTTAACAAACGCCCTCACATATCGCTTGTCTACGTTCTTGTCAACTCGAACGACTATACGATCAATCCTGTCTAACGAAGCGTCTGCCGCGCCGATGGTCAAAGCTAGCGACGTCGTATTGATATACATATAGCCATCAACCACAGCGCTACCGGTACCCACCGTCACACGCATGTCTTGGCCGTTTGCGGTGACCTTCAGCTCCGCACCGTCCTTATAAACGCCGTCGGCCATGAACCTGCGGAAATAACTTGCAAACTCCTCCGCGTCGTAAACTCTGTCGCCCTCGACGCTATTAAAAAACATTGATTTCTCGGCCATGATTTACCTCCTAAATGCCCACGTACCTGCTTCGCCAACGGACGGCTACAATGGCCCCGCCACTCCCTGGATCCGAACTGTATACTATTTTGTTCTCGCCAACCTGCAGTTGGAAGAATTTAGATTTTAAGTCTATCCAGTTAAACGCGTTGGATCGATTCCCTTTTTCGTCCTCAATCTCGACACGCTTTTTTCCGAACGATGTATCGATAATGAGTTTTTGGTTAGCCGGCACTTCACGGTTAACCTTGATGTACTCTCCGGTTGTTCGATTCGTCACTTTCGGATTTACAGCCGGACCGCGTATTTCTATGATCACAGGCGTTGGAACGTCCCCATCGTTTTGATAGGTCTGTTCTTCTTCGAGTTCGCCCATTTCCGTTGGGATTTCGAGCGGAAATTTAAACAATCCACGGTATTTTAGACTGGGTTCCGTCGAGCTCTCTATGTCTTTTAGGTACGGATCCGGACAGATTAAATCGATAACGAACTTCTGAAAGATGTCCTGTCCTTTTTCCGGGAAATCCGGCGAGCCATCCGGGACAGCCTCGATCTCTTTTTCTACGCCGTTTTGCTCGATGTACAACATGCCCAAACCTAACTTTGGATTGAACACCCGTTGGAGAAGTTGTCGTTGCTCTCCGATCTCTATCGGATCCAATGACCGAAACTCCCCCTCAATGCTGACCGGACGAGGCTCTAATCGCGTGCCGACGTACAACGAACCATCTTGGAACGGTGCGCCGGCCATTTGTATTTCCGCGTCAACCTTGCTCAATCCGTCTAGTCCTGTTATAAGAAAAGGGGAGAGGTACAACTCGACACTCTCTCCCCGTCCATTCGTAAACGTTATTCTCCTCAACGTTACACCCCCAGCTCCATTGCCAAACGACGGGAGGCTTGTTTTGTTCTCCGTGCTACCTCGGAAGGTGGCGGCGATTCAGAAGTGTAGAAGTTTAGATTTTGAGTGATGCCACTGGCACGAACGATCGGCGCCAGTGCCTGCGCTATTTCATTTGCTATGATGCTAGCTGCGTCTTTAACATTTGCTGCGCTTGTGCTCAGCCCTTTGACTTCGGGGAGCGCCCCGAGCTCACCGCCCAGCTGCGACCACAATTCTAGCGATCGCTTACGATACCGCGGTTCTGTCGTGATCGCGTATTCTCGGAAGCCGTTCTCGCCGAGCATAGCTAGTTGCGGCTTGTTGATGATGCCGCCACTTGCATACCCCATGTATGGACCGCCCCGAGCCATCGACCGGATTCCAGGCACGTTGAACACATTGCCGTATCGCGCAATGATGTAACGGATCGCCGCGACGGCGTTGTGCACCGGATTCCAAATGTCGTTCATTCCTGGCTTTTTGTACGCCTGAAATGTTGGATCGATTGTCTGCATGAGACCCTTACTCGGAATTCCCGCCTTTGCATTCGAATCCCAGAGGTTGATCGCCTTTGGATTTCCGCCAGACTCTTTTTGTGCAATCGTAGACAGTGGACCGATCCACGATTTTGGAACGCCGGTGATACTTACAGCAGCAGCGATCCATTTGCCTATGTTGCCCTTCGCTGAACCGTCTCCTATGCTCCCAAAGCTATCCATAAAGCCTTTGACCTTGTCTCCAATGAACTTTAGGCTTTTATTTTTTAAAAATGATATTATGCCAGCGCCCATTTTAGAGAACATTCCGCCAATGTCTATGCTGGGTATTGGAAACTTGCCCCAAACCTTGTTCATCAAGTACCGCGGCCCCTCAAATACCCAGTCGAAAAAGTCCCCGACACCGCCCGCGTATCCTGGGAAACCGTAACTTTTCAGCGTCTTTTCAGTCTCTCGGTTCGGGAGAACAGACGAACCCCGTGGCAAATCCCAAATGAGTTCCGGCCCCTTAGTACCGACAAGAGTCACACCTTGGCCTGGTATGTGCGCAAGTTCGCGGCCTCGTTCACCGACGATCGCGGGGCCTCCAGGGTGGCCGCTCGATGGCGTTCCTGTCGCATAGTACCCAATACTCCCGCCCGGACCCTCTGTATTGCGTCTTGCCGCTGGCTTTTTGCCCTTGGAGTATCCTTTGGGCTTCCAATGTGGGATTTTATATTTACCCATCCCGATCAAATCGAGTACCCAGTTGATCCCATCGCTTACGGTATTAACTGCGACAGCTACGCCCGCAATCATTTTGTCCCATCCGGTGAGCACTTCGCCGGTTGCCCAGTCGACGTGTTTTGCCTGACCGCCGGCTTGGCTCTTGGCATGTTCGACAACTTTTTTGTGTTTGTCTTTTGCAGCTTTAATAGACTTATCTTTTTGTCGCCGTGCTTCCTTTATGATTTTATCCGCTTCTTTTTTGCTGATAGATCCTGTAACGGTGCTCTCGTAGATTGCCCACTCCTCCACTTTTTTGAACTTCTTTTTAGCGTCGGATATAGCACCGTCTCTTGCCTTCTTCGAATTTTTAACCGTATCGGCGGCTTGCTTCGCTGTGATACTCCCTGATGATCGTTTCAACCGTTCAAGTATTATAACTTGTTCTTTTTCGTTTTTTGACATCGTTTTGACTGCGGTGTCGGCCATTTTCTGTTGTATATCGTTGATTTCATGGCGTTCATTGGCTGTCAGTTGCCGTTTTTCTTTACGCGCTTTTTCCATGATCTCTTTTATTCGGGCTTGATAGCCTTTGACAGTCTTTTGCTGTTCTTCATGCTTTTTCTTCACATTGTCGAGGATCGCTTGTTGTTCTTTGCTGCTTATCCCTTTGCTGTTACTTAAAAATTCTTTCAGTGCGCCATAGCTCTCATTGAAATTCGATTTAAGGCTACCAGATATTTGACTACCCATCTCGCCGAACGTTTTTGTCAAATTCTCAGCGGTTTTCTTAGACACTTTTTGACCTGACCAGTTCAGTTCATTCAACTGTGTCGTTGCGTCATCGTTCAGCTTTTTGTAGCCCAGCACAGCTTCAGTCGTCGACTCGCTGACCTCGGATCCAAAGTCATTGACTGCGGGAATACTTTCTTTTGTAAGCTGTTTGTATAGCTTATACCCACCTTCCGCAAGCAAAGTTATACCCGTTGTAGCGAGCCCCACGGGACCGCCAAGAACGCTGAACCCTGCACGAGCAATACCAAGTACTTTGGTTAGGCTGCCAAGGTTCTTAACAAGGCCTAACGCTTTGCCCCCGAAGCCGGCGATACCTTTAACGGCACCAAGAGCCTTACCTGCGAGTCCGGCAAATCCCCTGGAAGACTTCCCCACATTACCAGCCAAATCTACGTTGGCTTTAGAAGCTGTTTTAGCATTACCGCCGAATTTCAGGAGGTTGCCAGCCGATGATAGGGCGTTGTTCCCAAACGTTAACAAGCCTTTTCCGCCTTTCAAAATTCCTGGCAGAAACACACTTGCAATTCCGGCAACGCCACCCCATTCGCCGCCAAACGTAGCCATCGCAGCCCCAGCTAACATCGCGCTGCCTCGTAGCCCCCGCATACCTTTCGAAGCACGTCCCATTGTGGCGTTCGTGGCGTTTATTTTTGCCACGGCGGTTGTTGATGTTGCGGCAAATGTTTTCATTGACTTGTCTGTAGTGGCGAGGTTGGTTCTATACCGCCCGAACCAGCCAATCGTTTTTGATAGCCCGCCCGTAATGGTTCCTAGGCTCTTTACGAATACGCCCATACCGACGACGACCGGTCCTAACGCTGCGGCAATGCCAGCGATAGCTAAAATAAGATTCTGCGTTCCCGCGTCCATTTTGTTAAATTTGTCTGTCGCCCTACCAACCCATTCAGCAATAGCGCGGATCGCCGGCGTCAGTTTGTCTGATATGACAATTCCGGCCTCTTCTAGCTTTGAGCGTAGCTCTTTCATTGCTCCGGCGAAGTTATCCATCATAGTGTCAGCCATTTTCTTCGCTGTGCCGTCGCTGTTCTCAAGCTCTTTTGTCATATTCTTAAGGTCTTTGCTGCCGGTGTTAAGAAGAATCGACCAGTGTTTGTACGCTTCGGCACCAAACAATGTTGTAAGGGCAGCGGATCGCTGTTTATCCGTGAGGCCTTTTGTGCCTTTTTCAAGCTCACGTACGATGTCTGGCATGGACTTCATTTGTCCATGGGCGTCAAAGAATGATATGTTCAGCTCTTTCATGACGCCCTGCATCGCCTTTGTCGGTTTAGCAAGCCGTCCAAGGGAAGATGCAAACGCCTGGCCAGCGATTGATCCTTTTAGCCCTTGGTTAGCCAAGGCCATCATCGCCGCTGAAGTACCCTCTAAACTCCAGCCCATGTTGTTCGCAACCGGCGCCAGATACTTCATACCTTCCCCGAGTTGCTCTACGTTTGTGTTTGCATTTGCCTGTGCGTACGCAAACACATCAGCGGCATGGCCGGCTTCAGAGGCCTTCATTTTGAAAGCGGCCATGGTATCACTAGTGATGTCTGCGGCACGACCAAGATCGAGCGCGCCGGCAGCGGCCAAATCAAGCATGCCAGGCATAGCAGACATGATGTCTTTCGTCTTCCAACCAGCGAGTGCAAGATACTCCATGCCTTGCGCAGCTTCAGTCAAGTGTTATGATAGCTGTTTAGACTATCTCTCCGATTTTCATCGGAGTATCGGACTATATCATCACCTTCACCGTTACGTGGTCAGGTGGTTGGCGCTCGTGGGCGTTTCTTCTGTTCTAGATTACTTCGCCTAGTCTCTACACCTTCGCAATATCCCTAATGCGCTTGGCTCGGGATTAGCATAGTTTATCCTTAGCCTCCCCCGAATTCACCAACTGATTTATGCTGCGAGTTTCCCCGCAACCGGCCAGTTTCTTCTAGCCGAAAACTGCGTGCCCGCGCCGAGATCGCGCGCCTGTTTTCTCAGCGCGTCAAAATCCTTTCCCGTCGCACCGCTGATTGCCTGAACTTTGGACATTTGTTTGTCGAACTGCATGCCCGTCCGGATCGCGGCTGTCGCAATGCCGGCGATCGGCATCGTGACGCCCATTGTTAGGCTTCTCCCCGTCGATGTCATTGCACCGCCGACCTTGTTTGCTTGGTCGGAAAACGACTTTAGGGACGACGAGGCCTTGTACCAACGGCTTTCCTGAAACCGTAGTTCCTTGGTTACCCCCTGGAGCTCATGCCCCATTTTGTTATACGTAGCAAGCGCGTTGTTGTATTTTGCAGCAGCACGCAACACCGTGTCTGATTCAGCGCCATGAGCTGCGGCTAGCTCCTTATACTGGTTACGCAACTGCTGAACTCGTACACCTTGGAGCTGGTATTGCTTTGAAAGGTTTTGTTGTTTCAGGCGCAGACCATCTACTGTTTTTCCAAAGTTGGTGAACATAGAAGAAGAAGCCCTAAGTTCACTCTTAGCTAGTGCCATGCGCCTGTTGACGTTTTTAAGCCCTTGGTCAAACTTTTTGTCATCGAGGCCCACGCGAACGACTAGACTGCCCATATCGGCAATAGTGGCCATGATCGTTCACCTCCCTCAAAACACCTTGTCAATCGGGACGACCTTGCCACGCTTACGCGCCCTTGCCCGTTTCGCTTGTGGTGTGTTCTCATGCTTAAACTCTAGTAAATCAAAATAAAAATGGACGTCCATCTCATCGATTTGAGACAGCGCCCATTGCCTAGTTTCCATCAAAAACAAAATGTGCTCTTTCAACTGGTCTATTCGTTCGTCGATTGTGATTGCTGGAGCTCCATCAGATACTTCCCCTGTTGCTCCAGTTCGTCCAAAGGGGCGTATCCAAGCACCCCTACTCCGATGATGTCGTAAATGACCTCTCCATGATTGATTGTGTTCAGACCATTCTCGAGATGATCTTTCGTGAATTGCTTGTCGAAAATCTCAACAATCAACCGCAATCGGCGGTCTAGCAGCTCAAATTCGTCGGAATCCGGTTCCGCTGCGTATTTTTCGATTTCAAGCGCCTTCCGGTAGAACTTCAGAGGAACAAACTCCTGCACGAACGTTTTATCTTCGCCGTCGATTCTAAGTGTAATTTCCACTGTTTATCGCCTCCCTTAACCTTCTACTCCGCCGCCACCGCCACCGGTGAGCTTCGAGAGATCGAAAACCTCAGTGAAAAACTCGTCCTCATACGTGAATTCTTCGACTTCGGTGTCAGCCACAATCTTAAACACCTTGTCAAAGTCGCGACGGATGAACGTCCCTTGGATTTCCGCGTTCTGGAATTCCGGAGAATCTTGTTTCGTGTTCCATTCATCCGACGGAATAGTAAAGCGGCCTTTCGTAAGCCAAACAAGGCGTTTCTTACCATTTTCCTTGTTGCCTGTAAAGCCTAAAGCTAAGTAAGGCGCCTGAATGTCCTGCTTGTATGCAATAACGCCCTTAACCATTTCCTGCCCCAAAATATCGGCCAAAACTTCCTGCGGAATTTCGTTGACAGTCAGGTTTAACGTTGTCTCCCCGATCTGTGTAGCAACCGCAATTGGTCCATTGTCCGCGTACTGCGTGGCGCTGTCCTGGGCTGTTTCGACTGACGCGGTGATAGCCGGCGCGAAGGGTTTGACTTCTCCATACTCTACTGCATCTTGAGTGTCGCTAATCAACTTGGCGTAAACAATGTTCTCTAAACCAACGATCGAACTAGCCATTGTTTCATTCCTCCAGTGTTACTTTAGTAGTGAAGCGCAGCACTTTACGCGTCGCGCCTGTGTCTTCCTCATAGAAAAAAGCCACCGACGTTCTTTTAAAACTCAGTGACTTCATGACACGGTTTATTGCTGTTTGCAGTTGTGCGGGATCGCCCCGCGTCCATAGATCGATTTGTATTTCGATGTCGCTCGCAACCGCGCGGTTATCGTTATAGTCATTATCAACGTTATCAATTTCCACCACGCGGATATACGGATATTTATCTGCTGTTTCATCCGGTACCGTCCAGCGAAATATCTTTTCGCCTACTAGTCGTGATACTTCCGGATCGCTTTCTAGCGCATCGATGACTGGGGCCTCCATGTTGATCATTTCAGCCCCATCCCCTTCCTAACTGTCTGTTTGATAGCTTCCTTTACCTGCGACTTAGAACTTTGTACGGCACGTGTCATAAACGGCTTAGGCGGTGTGTACTTGACTGATCCATACTCATGGAATTTTAGATAAAAGTACGGTGAGTTGTCGCCTTTTGGTACACCGACATCAACAATCTTAAAGCCGCCTACCGTCTTGACACGGCTAACCCTAATATTGTCCGCCGCGTGTTGGCCGGTACGCCAGCTTTGCGAGGGTGAAGTCGGTTGTCTCGGTGATGCGCTTCGTGGTGCTTCTTGTGCCATAGTCTTACGCAGCACTTCGCCGCCGGCTTTGACTGCAGCAGCTTCGACTACTTTGGCCTTAGTGCCTAGCGACCGTAAGTTCTTTTGAATGTCTGCGTACCCGTCGATCTTGACGTTCGCACCCACTCACACCACCTCCTTACATTGCAGGGACACAAACCGCTTGTGCTGTAGGTCGTATTTCACGTGTTCAATCAAATATTTATGATCCTGATAAACGACTCTCATACCAGGCTTAATGCCGTCCTTCTGTCTGATTTTAAACCATGTGGCGTACTCGAGGTGAGCAACCGCAGCCTGATAAAATCTGTTGCCTGTCGGTTGCTCGATCTCAGCCCAGCACTTATGGATCGTCTGCCATTTTTGTTTCGTTATTTTTGTGTCAGGATCGCGGACCGCTGTTTTATGCTGTATCTCGATACGATTTTTAAGGCGACCCGGATTCATCGGTATCGCCTTCTTTCGATTGCGCATACTGCAGTTGTGCCGTGATACTGGATACGGTGAACCGTACTTTTTCGCTGACTTTACCAGTACCTAGCTCACGGTTTTCGTACCAATCAGAAACAAGTACAAGACACAACAGCCTTGCAAGATCGCTTTCCGCGTCGTATTCAATGCCGGTTGCGTTGTACAGGTACGATTCTGCGGCTTTAATCAGCATTTGGATGGTGCCGTCCTCTTCGTCACCATCAACACGCAACCACTGTTTTGCTTCTTCAAGTTCTAAAATCACGGTTTAACACCCCCTAAGGGGGCGAGGGATCAACCTCCCCCGCCTTCCAATGCGTCGACCCGTTCAACGAGCGCGTCCCACTCGGCTTTCGTTGGTGCGCCGTCCGCGCCTTTTGGACCCTGTGGTCCGGTGTCACCTTTTGGCCCTTGCGGTCCTGGGTCACCTTTTGCCCCTTTATCACCTTTTGGTCCTGGAGGGCCACCGCTTGCAGAGCGAATGAGCTGTGCAACGTCGCCGGCATTGACGGATTGAGCCACGTAGCCGATGCCCGTCCCGGTTGAAGGCACAATTGTACCTCCGTCTCCTGCCTCAACGTTACTACCAGCCGGGATGTCTGCACCGGCTTCTATTGGCCAAACTGGTGCTCCTTTGATAGTTACAGTCACGACCTCATCAACCTTGAGGCCCCGTTTTGTGTAGAAATCTGGATTGCCTCCAGCTGAAGTTAAAGAAATTGTTGGAAGATCATCACCGCCTGTTAGAGATAACAGGCGAGCAGCCGGTGATTCCTCGGTTACTTTCGCCTGGAATTTGGTCATTACCCTTCAACTCCTCCGCTGGTTACCTCGATTTCACCATAGACAAAGGCTTCATCATCGCGCAATTTCAGATCCAACCGCTCAATTGCTCGGAACAGCGTCACGTCTGTCAAATAGGCATCACCCGCTACGTCACTGGCCGAGATTTCCGTAGTTTGTCGGTCGAACATGACAACAGCCTCTTTCAAATCGCCAATGATGACCGGCGCTTTAGAGCTGTTAGACGGCATATCCTTGTTAGACACCACCTGGACGGGGACACCAAAAAGCATTTTACTGCTGTCTTCAGCTACGGTCGGCTGAAGTAGATAGTTGCCTGTTTCGTCTTTCAACGTGTCTAGATAGTTGTATCCGTCTTGGTTCGTCACGATCGTGGATGTATAGCGGAACGCTGGGTCAAGCGTCACGTTCAACGCCGTTTTAATGTCGTCCGGTCCGCTGAATGCTGTTTTCTCCTTCGCTCCTAATGCTTCTAGGATCAACTTATTGCGCGTTACACGGCTTTCGTCGCCAATCCACTTGGTTAACACACTTGCGATAGCTTGGTCACTGTCCTTTAACAGTTCATTGGTGACTTTCATGAAACCTGCGTATTTGTCCACATCGTACATTAGATTCGTGAATTGTGGTGTGGATTTCTCTGGAATGTTCCCCATCTCATCGACTTTAGCAAACCCTGTTTGCTGTGCACGCTTTTTAAACACGCGGCTACCCGATTTAGTGGAAACTGGCTCAACGGTCACGAGGTTTTGGAGCGCGTCTTTGCTCTCGCGATATTCGTTAATCTGCGTTAGAATGTCCTGCGGAACGATATAGCCACCATCTTTTCCAGACCCCTCGTGCATTGCGTTTTTAAACCGCGTACGCACATGGTTTAAAAAAGTGTGCACATCATTTTGCGCCTCGATCGGCTTAAAGTTTTCGGCTTGCTCTTTCTCCTGTTCGTAAAGATCCTTTGCAACGTCGAATTCGTTTTGCAAGTCCACAACTTCATCTCGGATCGCGGCGGCTTCCTCAATCTTGTTGTCAGCTAGTAGCTTCCTAGCCTCCGCTTTTCTGTTTTCGATTTTTTCAAGGAGCTCACGTAATTTTTTGTTCACTTAAATCACCTCGTTAAATTAAGTCAAGATAGAGCGCTAGTTTTTCTTTGTCATCGTATGGTTTATTGATCAACTCAACCGCTTTTTTAACAGACCGCTGTGCACTGTTAACGATTGCCAAGCGGTTAAAATTAAAACCTGCCATGTTTGCAACATCAAGTTGTTCATCTTGGTACAGCACTCCGTCGGCAAAACCTTGCTTAACCGCCACATTTGCAGACATCCATGTTTCGTCATCCATCATCTCGGAGATCTCTCCTGCGGGCTTACCGGTTTTATCGACGTATGCATTTACGATCGACTGTTTCACCTCGTCAAGTATCCCCGCCGTCTTGCGTAGATCCCGCATATCCCCATACGCGTAAGTCAGAGGATTATGGATCATCATAACGGATACTGGCGATATTAGTATCTCGTCACCAGCCATCGCGATCACAGAAGCCGCACTCATGGCCTTGCTGTCAATTTTGACCGTAATTCTGCCATCGTGTTCCCTAAGCGCGTTATAAATCGACGCGCCGGCGAATACGCTGCCGCCGTAACTATCAATCCACACGGTTAGATCTTGCCCTTTGTATTCGGTTAACTCTTCACGAAAAGCGTTTGGGGCTGCCGCAGGCTCACCAAACCACTCATAAAACCACATATCCTCGTCATCGACAATATCGCCTTCGATGCGAAGCTCCACGGTTTCTATATTGTCGTCTGAAGCCTTGTTCCTAATGAACTTCCAAAAGCTCATTGACTTTCACCCCCTCTCTGATACTGCTCCCCGACCATTGTTACAGGGATGTAATTACCGTTGAGCATTAAAACGTCTCCTCCATCTAAGGCCGGCTGGTTTAAGTACCCCCTTGCTTCGTTTGGAGTATAAATGCCGTTATTCACCCCTTTAGCCAAGGCTTCCATTTGCGTTTTAATATCGGCTCTCAAAATAACGTTGACGTTAAATTTAAAGTGATAACCTTCCTCTACAAGTTGCGAACTTAAAATCTTATAAGTGATCTCTTCCTCATACTGCTTCAAAATGTAAAGAAGGGTATCAACGTAAAAAGCCAAGTTTTGCGCCTCAGCTGAGGCGTAACTTGACTTCTCATAATCATTTATTTGATTTGGTTTAATGCCGAAGGCTGCAGCGATTTGCAGCGCGGAATACTTCTTAAGTTCGAAGAACTGACTATCCGTTAATTTGATGTCAAGCGGTACGAGTTTCATACCAAGCGGTACGGGAATTATCCTTCCGGCGTTCTTCGACCCGTTTGCAAATTCTTCGAACCCTTTTACCAACCGCCGCTTTGCCTTCTCGTCAAGGTCCCCGGTGTACTCGAGCACGGCTTTACCCGTTAACCCTGTCTTGTAAAGATTGTTCATAAACCTTTGACTCTCCAGCGCGCCATCTACCGTGGTTTTCAAGATGTCGCGGATCGGCGCACCGCTGATACCATCAAACGTTGTTGATGTTTTAAAATGCAAAACCTCGTCATGGTTAAACGTGTATAGAATTCCTGTTTTTTTGTCGGTATACTTGTACCAAATCTTATCCGTCTTGCCTAATATCCCCTTATCGTCAATTACGATCGACACGTTTTCGCTAGGCATGATCCACAGGTCTTTCACCTCCGGACCCTTATATCTTTTCCAGACATAGGAGTTTCCGTAGTGGTTCCTGTTCATCTCAACCGTCGACCAGAATGTAGCGCTCGTCATGTACGGATTAGGCCTAAGCTTTAATAAGTTATACAATTCTTCTTTATCGCTTGCTACAATCCCCCTGTCAGTCTTTTTTAGCATGTGTAGCGGTAGCTTCCCCATGCTTTCTGACAAGATTTTTAAACAAGCGAAGTAAGTCGCCTCTGACAACTTATCTCTCGGTAAATTGGCGTCTATACCGAGCCATTCCAAAAACTTTGGGTGGTTTAGGTCTGCACTCTCGTTTTCGTTTTTAAACATTCTCTTAATCCAGTTAAACATCGTCCCACCTCCTACCACCCCATCATTTGAAGATAGTCGCTAGTAGCTTCTGTGAAATCAATCTCGGTACTTTCAAACATCATTGCAGTCGCCATGGCGTTTATCAGCGCTACCGTCACGTCGATCCGGTCTTTCGATTTGTTTTTCATCGGCTTTATATTCTCGTTGCCGTCTACTGCTACAACAACGTTACCCCAGCACCACCGTGCGAGCGGGTTTATTTCGTGCGTTAAACTCCCCGACTTCATTAACCGCTCGAGGGTTTTCATCGCCAAGCTTTGACCAGCAAAGTTTTGCGGTATCTCCACAACATCAACACCTTCACGCATCAATCGCTGTGTGAGCATGCGGCTGTTCCACGGGTCAGTGCCAAGTGTCTGTATGTTGTACTGTTTGTTTGCCGTTAGTATTCGCGATTCAACAAAGCTGTAGTCGACTACGTTGCCCGGCGTGGCGTGTAAGTATTTCTGATTAACCCAACGGTCGTAAGGTACTTTATCGCGCAAAACACGTTCTTTCATGTTGTCCTCCGGGATCCACGCATCAAATATTGCCCGCCAGGCAGAAAAACCCTCTTGTGGCGGAAATAAATAGCATACTGCCGTGATATCCGTCGTACTCGACAAGTCTAACCCGGGGTAGCACTTCTTGCCGACAAGTTCCGACAAATCCCAATCGCCGTTAGTCTGATCCCAAAGGCTTAACGGCTGCCACCCGATCCGTTTAAGCGAAACCCACTGGTTAAGACGTAGCCAACGGAAAAGTCGTTCTGACGCCTCGCTGTTGCGAGCGGCTAGTGCTTCCTGTCGGACTGCTTCGATATTGATAGTGTGCCCTAATGAAGGGTTCGCCTCATACCACACTTGTTCGTCGAATATGTTTGCATCTTCTGGTGCGTTGTATATTTTCACGTACCATGATGGATCCACTAGCTCGCCGTCTCTTATTTTTACTGCCTGTTCATGTACCTCCCAGCCAATCGACGTACGATCAGGATCGTCGCCGGCTGTAGTGATTACCCACCAAAGAGGTTCCTTCCGAGCGGCACCGGCACCAAATGTCATCACATCCCATAGGTCACGGTTCGGCTGGGCGTGAAGTTCGTCAAATATGACGACAGTCGGGTTAATACCGTGTTTTGTATACGCCTCTGCAGACAGTACCTTTAGCGTTGTCCCGGTATGAACGTTTATTATTTCTTTCCGGCTGTTCAGGACTTTTAATACCTTTTCAAGCTCGGTATCCTGTTCAATCATTCCGCAAGCAGCGCGGTAAACAAGCTGAGCTTGTTCCCTGTCTGCCGCACAACAATAGATCTGTCCTCCCGGACCGTCGCAAACTAAATGATAGAGAGATAGCGCGCCGATCAACGAAGTCTTACCGTTCTTTTTTGGCACTTCAAGGTAAGCAAACCGATATTGCCTTAGTCCGTCGTCTTTAACTGTTCCATATACGTCCCATATCGTTTCGTGTTGCCAGTCGAGTAACAAAAGCGGTTGACCGTAAAAATCGTCAACCGCGTTAAGCATTTGTATAAACTCGATCGGCTCCAGTGCTCTGTCCTTGTCAATCTTAGGCATTGCGCTCACGGCTTTTTAGGAATTTAGCCATGGGCGACGTATCCTCTTTTTCAGGAGGTGTTTTCGGTATCGCCTTCACCCGCGCTGTCGGGTTCAAAAATAGCCGATCCTCCAACTTTAACAGCATGTCTCTTGTTTGATTGAGCTTTGTCGTCGTGCTTGTTATGAGTTTAAACATCTCGATCTTTTCACCTGGGCCGTCTAACTCGTTAGATATTCCCTCCAACTGGGCTATTCGCTCTATCAAACTATTTTCTTGGCTTACCATCATGCAGTAACGGTTAATAATTTGTTCGTCAAGCCCATCGACATATTGGATGTACTTGTATAATTTCTTTAGTCTCAAAAACTCTTTGTGCGCGATCGGGTCGGACTTTACGGCGGGAGACTCCCTAAACTTTGTCCCGGTGTATAATGATTTTTCGGCCTTTTCCCGATGCGCCAGTTCTTTTTTTGTCCGGTGGCTTTTCCCTTCCAGTTTGAGCAGTTGCACCGGCTTACTCGGTCTCCCCGCCATCGGAAAACACCTCCCTGTCAAAAAAATGTCATTTTGGGAAAAAAGTTCGCACGACCCTGGCGGTCGGTCTCTGAGCGACGTCTAAAAACTTTTTGCCTCCCCCCACCCCTAACACTCTTTCCCAATCGAAGTATCAATTATCAAATCTTCTTCAATACTGTCGCAAACTTCAAACAGCACGAAGCAACGGCTTACGCAATCCCTTTTCTTCCCACAACTTCCCAAGCTCATTTAGTATTCAATCCTTAGCCTAGTTACGACACGCAAGGTTGTTAGTCCGTTACTTCTTTTTCTATCCCTGCAATCTGCTGTCGCAGATAGAAATCTCTACGACACTTGTCACAGTATACTGTGCCGTGCTTCTCTTGTCTCTTCCCTTTCGTCTGTCGCATTACATCCCGTACCTCCTTTTGTCTTCCGCGGTCTTCTTGTTGTGGCAGCTGTTGCAAAGCGATTGTAAGTTCCTTGTGTCTAGTCTCAGGTGCCACGCCTTCCGGATCGGTACGATGTGGTCAACCATATCGGCCATCGTGATACGCTTCCGCCGCAGACAATGTTGACACAATCCACTGTCGCGGTTCAATGCACGCTGCCTCACTAGCTTCCACTCCGGAGACCTGTAAAAAGTTCGCGCCTGTTTGTCGCGATGGTGGCGGTCGTAATACCTGTCGCGCTCTGCGCTTTTGTGTGCGTGCTGCTCACAGTACTGGCCGTCTGTAAGGTTCGGGCATCCAGGTGCAGCGCACGGTTTCTTTGGTCTACTTGGCATACCTAATCACCTGTTAAAGAAGTCGTAAGCTAGGCGCTTCTCGTATTCCCCGACATCTTCTAATGCCTTCGCTATTGCCTGTCCCACGGCCGCGGTCGTATTGGCTGCTTGTTGTACTGCCTTCAGGGACTCAAGCTCGTCTCCGATCTCAGCGTTGTCGGCTACTGTCTCTTTTACTCCTAACACCATCTCAGCCATAGAAACCACTCCTTTTCATTTCATCAAATCATCAAAAAAGCACCCTCGCGGGTGCTAATCGCACAAATCAAATGACGGAACAGAGTTCGTAACCCTAGGGTTATTCCTTTTTATTAATAACGTATATCTTTTTCCCAACCTTCTTCACCCTAACCGAATCCCTGTTGCATATTTTATCTGCGCTTTTTTTCGATATAATTATTCTATTACCCTGATCTTTATACACATTAAAACCAGATAACGTAAATAGTACATTTAAATAAAACTGATTACTATTTACGTAAAAAATACCAACAACAGTAAACAAAATGATATTAACCAAAATAGAATTTATATTGTTTTCCTCTAGCGTTGTTAATGGTACAACATAAGTTATGAAATATGTTAATATCTCACTATTAACATTCTCAACCTCTCCAAAACTCTCTTCACTATTTAGTTCGCAAAACAAAAAATACATAAAAGTAATTAAGGAGATGACGATTAACGAACCAAAAACAATAAATGATTCAGTATGGTTAATAATGTTGTATGCTAGTGGTTTGTCAAATTCGTAGAACTTAACCAGTAGTATGACATATAGTGGAAAAAAAGATGAGACAAACAGAATTGACTTATACAAATTCGTTAACATCTTATCTTTCCACCTCCCGAAACCCTAATTAAAGTCGTCTATACCCTTTCTGTCTGCCAATATCGTCCTGTAATACGCATCTCTCATAAGCATCGTGATGTCCTTCAGTTCATCTTTATGACTATATACAATTTTTGTGTTATCCTCATTGAATGAGATATTCAAATCAAACAATTCCACGACCTCTTGTGCGTTTGAAAAGTACTCATGAAATAGTTTTACAATTCTTGGGTTCGAATGCATTTTAGTTAGCCTTCTGGTGATCCTTACGTCATTTAAACACTCTTCCTTGAATTCATCAAAGTTATCAATTCTGCCACCGTCCTCTATCTCGTTTAATACCTTTCGGGCATTTTGCGCGAACTTCTCCCTTAAATTAAAAATCCTTTCTGCTGAAATATGAGAGAAGAATGCAAGTTCATCTTCAAACGCAATGGCATCAATGCTCCCATCTATCCCTATCAAGTCAGAATCTGACAGTTTATCATATGTATCGGATATCTTTCTAATCCAAAAGCCCTTTCTTATATTCTTTAACTTATGGTTTTTCCTGAATAAGTAAAGATACTTTATAGGATTTTCATCTTCGTTAATTCTCAGCCTGAAAATCAAAAAGTTTATTTGATCGGCTCTCATTTCTTCTTCTTTTGTATTTTTGTACAAACTAGTTACCTCGTGGAAGTTTCCGACGTATTCATAACTGCAAACCGAGTACTCATCATTCGGTTGCCCACTTGGATTAAATTCCCTTTCCTTTAAGTCTTTTGCAATTATAGTTTCCAGGTGTTCCTTAAATAGCTTAATTACATCCTGTTGAACTTTGTTAGAAACCTGCGGTTGATACGCTTGATACTTCGTTCCTTTTTTACTTACAAATAGAACTGATAATTTCCCCTGGGATTCCTGGTTCTTCTCCAACATTTTTGCTACTTCGTTTATGTTCAATATTTCCATCCCCTTTTGTCTGCCATATTAATATCATTTCGACAAAAGGAGGCGTTTTCCTTCAATGTTCGTTATTCCGTCACAAGTTGCTTTAACTCTTCCTCATACCCTCCGTCAATCCGATATTTTTTAATAAACTCCCGCGTGAACTTATCAATGTTTTTCGGTCTATATATGTTGTACAGTTCGACAAAGGATCGTTTAACTGTATTACGTACTCCTGACAACCCTACTCACTCCTAACATTAATCCTGTCATATTATTGCCAGGATATGCTTTTATATACAAAACAAAAAGCACCCTCACGGGTGCCCGTCATCCGTCCTATTTACTTTTTTCGCGCAGCTCCATTATACACGCAAGCGGCGACGAAAAACAAATAATGTCCGGAATGTCAGATGTGTCATTTACGTCATTTCTGTCAGAAGTGTAAACCTCTGTTACCTGTCCTTTTTAAACCAGGCTGTTACTTCTTTCTTTCGTTGAATGACGTCATCCTTAAAGAACCAACGGTCACGCGGCAATTCCTTTATTGGTGCAAGCTTACCGCGTTTAACCATGTCGGTTAAGTTTTGCCTAGTACATTCGAGTATTTGTGTTGCCTCCGAGGAATTAACTACCTCGGAGGCGACGAACGCGGCTAGTTCGTCTTTCGTCTTAAAGTGGTACATACCTGTTCACTTCCTCATTACAAATAGCTTTACCGCCATGAGTATAAACCAAACGCTAACTGCTCCTAATCCGATCCACTGAACCCATGTCATGTTGTTTAGGTTAAGATCCGATACCCAAGCTAGGAACAGAATGAAGAACAGTACATCTACAGTGCTAAGTTTTCTCATTTTGTTTCCGGTGGATTTTGAGTTATAATTTTGGTAAGGGGGTTCATCGCAGGTTTCCCTGCTCCCCCTCCCCCAGATTAGGCTTCTTTATCGCCTTTCTGGGCTTTCGTCTGGCGGTGTTCCTTGATTCGGTCGTAGAACTCTAGGATGATCTTGGCCGAACCGAGGATACCGCCAATCGTTATTACCAGGTCTTTTAAATCCACTCTGTTCACCTCCTTTCTAACTATATTATAACAAATTACTTTACGTATGTCAAGTACTTTTATAAAATAAATCCGCCTTTTTTGACGGATTTTTTTTCATGCGCCTTTTAGTTCGTCCTCGTACATCTCCCATGCAAAACGCTTAATAACGCTACGCTTAATCTCATTGAGTCGCTGCCGCGATACGCCAATATGCCTAGCAATATCTTTCATCTTCCAGCCACTTAAAACGCAATCGATGAACGATCTTTCTTTGTCGTCGTCAAGCTTCCGGATGGCTCGTTCTATCTTGTGCACTTTGATTTGTAGCCGATCCACACGATGCTTCAGCCTCTCGATCCGCTGCATCTCAATGTCACTAACGGGTATTGTTCCTTTAGGTTTAGGCATGACCGCCTCGATCCCGTATTGAGCAGTTAAGTGTTCGGGAGGCGATGAAACTTTATACAGTTCACTGTTAAGCCGGTTAACCTCTTTAATCATCCAGTTGTAGGAGCGTAAATCCTCCCACACTTTTTCTACGACTTCGACGGCCGGCTCAATATCCAAAAACGATAGTTGGCCGTCGCCGTCTTCTTTGATTTGTCGTTCCCACTCCGGACAGGTTTCTATTTGTGAAATGTGCTTATCATGCACACGGCAAATACTTTTCTTACCCCAATGTGTCCCGGGACAGTTTGCACATATGTTTTCGAATTCGCTTGTCATCACATCTTCACCCCCGGTATAATTTGAATGAGGTAAGGTTTCAAAGTCTGAACGCTTCCCCCGTCGCCCTGCACGGCTTCGGGGATTTTTTTAACGGCTCCACTCGTCAACGTAACCCTGCAGCAACTCAATGAGATACTTAGTCCTGCTAGGCGTTAGCTCGATGTATGGTTTATCATCACCGTAAACTTCAATGTACAGCATGACCTTCTTTCTGTTGTCTGACGGTCTGACGGACAACGTTCTTTCTACGTCATTCCGGAAAGTGCTGATTTCTTCTGTATACATTGGCATTAGTCTTTCACCTCCTCTTTCAACAACTCAAGTAACAACACACGGCAATCCTTGCACAATGAAATCGTGTTTAGACGATAAGATTTACCGCATGAAACATCAATGTCTTTGGTATCCTTTCGAGCAAAGCATGAGTTGCAACGGCGCTTGGCGCTCTCTTGTTGGCTGATTCGGATCACGCCAATCACCTCCGATATTGACTAGGATGCTGAAGTTGGTACCGTCTCCCACTGACTTCAATCACTGTCGGAACACCCTTTTTCGTCTTTGCCACCGTCACGATCGGACGGTACCGCTCTCCCTTCTGCCGCTGTTTCATACTACCCGCCACCCTTTACGCAAACGGCTCTTCAATTCGTACTTTCTGAGCGGCTCGTACAGGTAAACTTGTCGGCCATCCTCGAGACGAAAGAGCAAAAACCACTTTCTTTTTCGTTTGCGCTTTTTGGCCATGAGGTTCACCCCTTAAGAGATTTTCCCTACTAGCATCCTGTGTTTCTCGTCCCAAAATGCTATGATCTTGATCGGAGAACTAAGATTCCACTCCAGCGTGGAGATCAAATACTTACATGAAATCTTTAAGGCTTTTGAGCCCTTAGCCATAAATGCTCGATAACCGTTTGAATTCGATGTTACAGGACGAACAGCAATAGCTTTCGGAGCAATACCAATCTCTACTCGAAAGTAGCGGTTTTCAATTAACTCGGCTTTCTCTTCGAACGTGCGGCCGGCAGCAGCAGATATTCGTATTTGACCATTCTTCGGGTGGATCGTGATCGCTTTTTCTCCCTGCACAGCTTTCTCGTTCGTCCCTTGGTGCCACTCGAAAAACTTCGGGTCATAACTAACTTTCATGTTTATTAACCTCCTCTATTCCGGATATCCGGATTTCAACTCGCGGCTTTTCGCCGTACCACTTACCTACCGAGACATTCACAACCTGACTGTCATCGCGCCAAATCACACCGTTAAGTGCGTCCTTTACGCTTTTTAGGTAGTTGTCGGCATCGGGCTTTGTCACAGGACGAAGCTCGCCGGCGATTGCTGCAGCCTTCTTCTTTTTGCTAAAACTCTTCGGGATCCGGCGGTAAACTCGTAGGTCCATCGCTAGTGGACCTTCGAGCAGTTTGTCTGGCGCATGTTCAGCAGCTAAGAACCGTAAGTACTCCTTGTAGTTTCGCGACTTAGGCGGATCGTACATCCGCACCCGCCCATTTACCGTTGTCGCACGCGGCCGGCCTTGAGCAACCGGATCGCCATAGACTGCAAACACAATCATGAGCCGGTCACCTCCAACTTGTGGACTTTGCCTTCTTCAAACATCGACAGCTGTTCAACCTCTTTTACGACCTGCCCGAACTTACGCACATCCGCCATCCATAGGCCGTACTTCCGAACGACTGCTGAAAACTCCTCGACATCATGCCCAACCGTCTTGTACATTGGCCGTTTGTTCTCGTCCTCTTTCGGATTGCCCATGGCATCGGTCATTTCTTCAAAATGGCAAAGCTCGTGATAAACTAGCGCCTCACGCTGTTTGACGTTAAGGTTACCCCAAATATCGCCATTCACGATTACGGCACATTCCGCGTCAGTCTCGAAGCGTTCAAACGGTGTTAGCACCTTTGCCATGCCAAGTTTTATTTTTCCCCGCGAATTCCAAGTGCCATAACGGAACCTCGTTAAAATTTGCGCGTGACGCAAACACTTAAACTCACTGCAGTTATACACAAGTTTATCCACAAGCATTTTCACTTCCGGCGCGTCTTTGAACGTGGTGGCCATTTAACAAACCCCTCTCAAGAGATAATAAAGTTTTGATATGTTCTTAGCCGCGCAAACGATCAGAACCCCCGTCGGATGTTGTGGCTTAAAATCTCTTAACACTTCGCCCGGCTGAACGCTCACTTTTTCGTAGTGCCAGTTTCTTTCGCCCCATTCGACAATAGGATTTCCAAACCCAATGCTGATCGCATACAGGCCGAAGTTATAAAAACTAGCTTCATGCACATCGAACGGTATGCGGTGGATCGCCGGGCCATCTGTAACGTACCAAGTGCCCCGCCGCTCATTCTTGCCGCCAGCCATGACGCTTTGATTGGGACTGTCGTCTCTTTGGTCTTGCTGCATCTTGCGTCCCTCCTGTTGCCGCAAGGTTCCCGAAACGGGCAAACTGCTTTGTAAAGCTTAGCTCCTGAACACCTACTGGACCATTACGGTTTTTTGCAATCATGATCTCCGCAATGCCTGGCGAATCTTTCGGGTTGTAATACTCCGGTCGGTGTATAAACCACGCCTGATCCGCGTCTTGCTCGAGACTGCCACTATCACGTAGGTCTGATAGCATTGGCCGATGATCGCCTCGTTTTTCTGTTGCTCGGTTAAGTTGCGACAACGCCATCACTGGGACCTGTAAACTCTTTGCCATCGCTTTTAACCTCCGTGAGATCGCGGTTACGATATCGTTTTGCGAGTTCTGTGCGCGTTCTGGTTTGTCTGCTATCAGCTGCAAATAGTCGATCACGATCAACGCAAGGCCGCTTTCACGTTTTACCTTTCTTGCGACGGATCGCATGGCCGCTGTCGTGCTTACTTCGTCATCGATCATCAAATTGAGCTGACTAATTTCAGTCATCGCTTTACTTCCGCGATCCCACTCTTTTTCCGTCAGGGTTCGATTTTTGATCTTCACATGATCCAATCCAGCCTCAGCGCATATTAGGCGATCGACCAGCATGTCTTTCGACATCTCGAGACTAAAATAAAGCACTGCACCTTTGCCGGCTGCCGCTATGTTCTTCGCGATCTGTAAGCTAAGAGCTGTCTTCCCCATCGACGGCCGTGCAGCGAGTAAAATAAATTCTGCCGGCTGCAAACCGCCAAGCATGTTATCGACGTCTACGAAGCCTGTTTTTACGCCCAGCACGCTTGGATCGTCCTTGGTGTGGTAAAGGTACTCCCATCGACGGCCGGCCGCTTCTGCTAGCGATTCCGGCCCCTCTGTGTCACCTGTAAACTGCACAAGGGATAACACGTGTTGTTCTGCCTTATCGAGCACTTCAACAGCCGGCTTGTTGTACTCTTTTGCTTGCTGCATAAGCTGTTGACCGGTGCGGAACATTTCCCGGCGTAACGCTTCTTCTTGGACACGTTCAATGTGTCGTGGCAATGTCGCTGTGGTCGGTACAGCATTAGCAAGTTCAGTCAAGTATGAGATGACCTCTTTGCCTTTAAAGGCTTGGTGATTGGTTAGGTCTGTCCCTAGTGTCACGAAGTCGATCGACTTGCCGTCTTCCGACTGCTCGAGCATCGTTTCAAAAATCAGCCGGTGAGCCGCAATGTAAAAGTGCTCTGGTTTAAGCTTATCGGCTGTTTCTGCGATCAAGTTAGGCTCAAGTAGCAGCGTGCCAATAACAGCCTGCTCAGCATCCACGTTATGCGGGAATAAAACTGTCTCTGCTGCCATCAGTCAGCCTCCTCCTCGGGTGGCACATACTTTTGCCAATACGGCGGCACATAGCCCGGATCGTCATCGGGTTCGTCACGCTCTTTCTGCCACTTCGCCGCTTTAGATACCCAAGTCCGGAACTGCGAACGTGCATTGCTTTTGCCAGGAATTAACGGCCTATCGAGCTTGTATGTCTGCCATTTGCGGGCCTCTGACAGCAAGTCGACGGTCTGGTATTGTTCTTCAAGCGTCCGGATCAGCGTGAGGTCTTTACCCTCATCAGTCGGGTAGTGATCAACTTGCTGTAGTTCGCTCATCACATCACGCTCATACTCCGAGATGTCTGAAAGAGGGAGAGAGGGGGAAGGAGGCGTCGGTGAACTGTCGGCGACGCCCTTTCCTTTCTCTTCTCTTCTCTTCCCTTCTCTTCCCTTCTCTTCTGGCGCCGGCTGTCCGGGGACATGTCGTGTACCTGTCCCCGACACGTCGTCGACGCTTTCTGTATACTCCTCATAACTGCAGGTATAATGCCACTGGTGTCGCTTCTCTCCCTCTTGGTTAAAATGCATCCAAGGAGGAAGCGGAAGCGTTGGCGGAGAAGGCTTATCTAGCTTCTGGTGCTTATGGAAATTCTTCAGCCAACCGTATTCTTTGCCACCTGATTCGAACGTGATGACCTTCTCAAGCTCTACCAGTTTTTCGACATACTGATCGATCTGATTGAGATCGATAGGGTCACCGGGGAATATTTTCATCTTCAGAGCGAGCGCAGAGAGTTCAAATACTCCACTGTCTTCGGCGACACACCACAGCCCTTGATAAAACAATCTACCTGCAAAATCTAACGAACCAACAACCTCGGCGTCGACAAAGAATTCCGGGTTAAGCATACGTCTTCGCATCGTCGCCACCTCTATCACCACCGTTATATGACATGTCGTGTACCTGTCCCCGACACGTCGTCGACATGTCTTTCTTTAGCCGTCTCTGTTAGGAATATTGACGGCTCCACGTCCTTGCCTTGGTACCGATCGAAGTAACTCATGTAAAGCAAATCTCTCGCACGTGTCATGCCCACGTAGCATAACCGTCGTTCCTCGGTACACGTATTGGGCAATATCTGTCCGTCAACATAGCCGACGGCGTTTTTATGCGGTAAGAGATCGTTCACCATACCGGTTAAGAACACCGCCGGGTATTCCAGCCCTTTCGAGCGGTGGATCGTCATGAGCTGCACACGATCGTCGCTATCGTCATTTGACTGTGAGCGGGAGGTCATCATCTCGACAAACTGTAGGAAGCTCGTCAAGTCGCTGTGCCGGCTGGCTGCTGACTGCAACTCGTTCAAGTTTTCGATTCGCGCATTCTCGCCGTCCGTGTCGCCGTCCTCTTTCTTTAGCCATGCATCGTATTCCGTCAGTTCGCGGATCAATTGAATGGTTTGTGCCGGCGGGTACGAGTGACGACGCAGCTCCTCAATCAACTCCACGAACTCGCTAATGTTTCGTTTCTGGAACATCCTTAGATTGTCGATACATTGCATCGCGTCATAAAAACTTAAGCCGTTTTGAATCGCGAAACTTTCGACGTTCTGAATCAACACACGACCCAAGAAGCGATTAGGGACATTCAAAATGCGTTTGACCGCTTCGTCGTTATTAGTGTCTGCGATCACCTGCAAATAACCGATCATATGCTTAACTTCCTTGCGGCCATAGAAACCGGCGCTTCCTACGATCGTGTACGAAATGTTTGCTCGGACAAGTTTGTCTTCAAATGCTCGCGACTGTGAATTTGTGCGGTAAAGGATCGCTATCTCACCCGGTTTTGTGCCATTTTTAATGAGCGTTTGAATCTCCGACACTATCAACTCCGCCTCATGCTCTTCGTCTGTCGCGTGCAACATCATTGGTTCGCGACCGGGATCCCGGTGTGCAAGTACTGTCTTCGGATACTGGTCTTGGTTGTTCTGAATCACCGCGTTACTGACATTGATAATTTGAGAGTTCGAACGATAGTTGGTGTCTAACACAACAATTTCCGCTTCCGGATACCACTTTTGGAAGTTGACAATATACTCCGGACGCGCACCACGGAATCCATAGATTGACTGCCAGTCATCGCCTACGACAAACAAATTAGCTTCTGGATCCGCAAGCATCCGTATGATTTCCCACTGTGCGTGATTCGTGTCTTGAAACTCGTCAACAAGGATGTACTTGTATCGTTCTTGGTACTTTGCGAGAATGACCGGATTTTCTGCCAGTAGGTAATAACAACGGATTAGCATGTCATCGAAGTCTAGTTTTCCTTCCTGCTGCTTCCGCTCTTCGTACAGTTCGTAAGCTCTCGCGTACCTGCCGGCGTCATTAGCGTCATAGTCAACGATCCGCTTTTGAAACATTTGAGCGGTCACTAGCTCGTTTTTCTGCTTGCTGATAACCCCTAGTACGTCTCCGACGTCAGCGCCCCAGTTCATGCCATCCGGGTTCTTTGGGCCGGCCGGCGCTAAAATATCTTTGACGTAACGTTTTTGCCAGTAGTCATTCAGTATTTCGTAGTCTTCGCCGGTGTTACGCCATTCCTCGCGGAGAATTCGATAACACATAGAGTGAATGGTCCCGAGATTGAGTAAGTCCGCCTCACGCCCTACTAGCGGCTCTAGACGCTCTGTCATTTCGCTTGCTGCCTTCCGCGTGAACGTACATGCCAAAATCTGTTCTGCAGGCACTCCCTGTTCAATCAGGTATGCAATGCGGTGGGTAAGGACCCGGGTTTTACCCGAGCCCGCCCCCGCGATCACACAACACGGTCCGTCAATGTGTGTGGTAGCTTCCAACTGTGCTGGATTCATTCCGTCTAAATTCATCGATGCTCACCCTCCTAAAATGGCGGCTCAAAGTTGTCGTTTGGCGGCGGCACATCTCCGTAAATGTCGTTAACTGATGGTGGCTGTGGCCGGCTGCTGCGCTGTGCTGTTTGTCGTTGCTGTTGCGTTCCGGCTGGTGCGTCCAATCGTTTTTGGATGTAACAGTTTTGGAATTCCCCGTTATTCTTTAAAACGACCGCAACTTTCACATCCAAAAGTTCCTTTAGCTTAGAAGGGAGCTCAGAAAGCTTCCCAATCATCAAACCAAGCTTGTAACAATCTTGTTTGATGTACTGCAGCCGATCCGGATCATCCAGCAAGTTGTTGTGAAATATTAAGCGCCCCTGGTGGTCGCCGGAAATAACTTTGAAAGTGATCTTCCAAATCGGACGCCCTTCCTTTTTGGTCTGATCAATCAATGTAGAGTCGACAACCACCTGATACTCGCCCTCTGGCAGTCGGACGTTGCCCGACGGATCGACGTCGATACTTGCGAACTGCTGGTCGAACTGCTGTAAAAGAGATTCCCAATTTGTCATTGCTTAACAGCCCCCTCGTAGGTTTTCTTAAATGTGTTGAAGTCCAGCGGCAATTGTTCCGGCATGTTCTTTGCTCGGCAACCGGCTTCCCAATACTTGCCGGCGCGCAAGCGGATAATTCGTTCTTCGCCCTCGCCGGTGTCTTCCATATCTGCAAATAGGATGATGTCACAAAACGGATAAATGACTTCAAACGCCTGTTTAGGCATCGTGGGCATCCACTTGTCGTACTTCTCAGTGCGCGTTTTAATCTCTTTAAGCTCCGCGTGACTGATCATGAACAAGCCGTACGGAAGCGATGCGAGTTTGCTTATAACGCGCATAAACTCGTCTCTAACAATGGCCCAACCTTTCCCCCACTCCATGTCCGATTCATGAATGATTCCGAGCCTTGCCCGCATGTATTGCGAGCAGTACTTAAACAGGTTGTCGATCGTGTCAATAACAATGTTCTTGAAGGGATGTTCCCCCTTCACGAGCTCAGCGCAAAACGTCAAAAATGTTTGCCAGTCACTGATTGGCTTTTGAAACACTTCAAGATCGTGCAACCCGTCCTCTGTAGCTGCAAATATTGGCATATTAAGTTGCGCTGCAAAAGATGACTTACCGATCTTCGGCGGACCATACAACAAAACGTTTTGGTCCTCTAACCGTGTCTTACGGGGTGTCGGTGCTGTGGGCAAGAATGATGATCCTTTTACTTTTTCAGCTGTTTGCTGCTGTTTTTCTGCCACTTACATGCTCTCCTTCCTCGAGTAACTCTGGGTTTTGAACCTCATATCTGAACAGGTTTTCCGCGCCTTCGACGCCCCGACATAGGGGCATGTACGGGCAGCCGCCAAACTCCGTACAACGGCTCGTATTCTTGTAGTGGATCCCCGAACGCTTCGCGAAAAGGTACTCCTGTGTGAAGCCCCATAACTCGTCCTCAAACGCCTGTAAGTCTTCCTGTGACCGATACAACTGAAACTCGTGAAAGTAAAACTCCGGCCGGTTCTGATAGTCGGCGATTAGGCGCTGGCGATACTGCTCGAGCGTCTCTTTCTTCGTCTGCCGGATCGACGGTTTTCTTGCGACGCGGTAAAACACGCCGTCAATCGTTATGTCAAACTCGCGCTGCAGACCGTAAATGTAAGTGGTAATTTGACTGTCGAGATCCAGGCGATCGACGTAGGCCTGACCGATCTGTCCGGCCGTCTTGTATTCGATCACCCACCAGGATCCGTCCTCGAGCTGAACGAGCTCATCAGATTTGCCAGCAAGGCGAAACTTACGAGAGGAATGACCGGTGCGCGGATTGATGATCGGAATTTCGAATTTGATTTCTGCGCGTCCATCTCCAAGTATTTTCCACTGCTCGAGCGCTCCGCTGACCATTGCCTCCACAATCACTTTCGCTGTTTCAACCTCGGTAACTTCCTCTGGACTACTAGCGAAAGAAGTACGCATCAGATAGTCAATTGCCTGCTGCACGGATCGCGTCTCCATGCCCTTGTGGAAGGCTCCGCCAATGCTCAGCGACTGCTTACGCTTTAGTGGGGATAGTCCGCGTATGTTGCGCCAGTAGTCAGCTTTCGGGCAGTTTTTCCGCGTCTGCAAACGCGTGTGCGTTAGTATTTCCACGTTGATCCTCCTTGTTTACGGGTATTGCGTGTGCTACAATAACCGTAAGTTGGTTAGTTAGTGAGTGAATGACCTGCGCTGCAACGTGGGTCATTTTTTGATTCGCACCTTTTCAGCGATCTTTAACGGCGTATTGTCACCGCAAATCGGACATTCAATCAACTCGTGATCAATATCATTTGGTCATCTCTTTCACCTCCTTTCAAAATTTATTTGTGAGCTCGGTCAGCTCGATTACGATCCGTTCGACCTGGTTAGCTTCCAAGATGCGGTCCTCAAGTTTTAACGCGCTCGCTCGAAGTTTTAAACGACCTACGTAGATACTTAAGCGAACGTCGGGTGTTGGCGGCTCCATTCTTAGACCGGCGAGCCCACAGCTTGGGCATCGAGGACAAGGTGCGTTCTTTGTACACTCGTCTTCATGCTCCGGCGGAGCAATTCCAATATCTTCACATACACAGCACCCCATTTTACTTGCTTCGCTTCCTGACCACCCGCAAAAGTAACAGTACAATTCCACCTAATCACCTCCCTTTCCGCCACCGCCTTATCTTTGGAACAGTTTGACCGTTCCGGCACGACCCCGTTCGATGTACGCGCTAGAAGGGTTGAACGCGCGACCGAAGTCGTGACGCAAGGGTCAAACCTTGCGCGCGTACCGCGTATTGTGGTACGCTTGTTCTGTCGATTCTGGCCGCTTTAAGCGGCTTTTTTTATGCCTACCAAAGGCTATCAATCCCAGCGACAAGTACGAGAACCGCCATGATGAGCGTCGCAGCGATCCAGTCTTTCCATGTCAGTCTCTCTGACCGTTCCGCTTCCGCCCCGCAACGCGGGCAGTATGCGGCTTTACGCGTTGCGACAATCGGCATCGCACATATGATGCAAAGTTGTCTTTCAGCCTTCATCACGATCGCCTCCGTGTATTTTTCGTGCCCGCCGATCGGCGTCGCCTGATACTTTGAACAGAGCTGCAAACCCGAATCCCGCGTAAAAACCAACTGCACCGGCTATCACGATCCATACCCAATCCATTAGTGCGCAACCTCCTTACAACGATTGGGGAATACGACAAACTGACCTTTGACTAACTTGATCTCCTCCGCAGGAATGAACCCGACAAAACCTTTGAACGGACCGTTCTGCACCTCGAGTACAGCACACAGACGAAAGTTATGAGCCTGCAGCGAAAGGAGCTTTGCCGTTTGCGCTTTTCCGGTTGATGCGACGAACTTTACAACTTCGCCTTTACGTGGTGTTCTCATCTCTGGCTCACTCCTACACCGTATTTTTCGCGATACTCGTCGACGAGCTTCGCAATACGTGTGATCTTCTCCGCCAATATTTTGTTGGTCATGAACTCTTTAACGTGTGCTTTGTGGAACTCTTGCGCCTCACGGATCGCTCGCAGGTCAGCGTCAAAGGAGCTAAAATCCATCGGCAATATCTCCCCGCGATCAAACATTGTCAGGTCGGACTGTATCCGGTTGATGCGGTACAGGATCCCGTGGTATACCGCTACTGTTACGCCAGATGCAACTTTGTTCATCTTCAAAACTCCTCTCAGTCGAAAATTTGATGAAAGTACTTGTCGAGAAACTCCGCCATCTTCGATGCCTGGAAAGCCCAGGTTTCACCCCGCGTCTTCGGGTAGTACACAAACCCTCCGTTTGCAGTATCGAGCTTCTGCCGGAAGCGGGACTGATAGAGGATCCGCTCTTTCAACCACTCACTCTTGCGCTTCGTGCGACGCTCGAGGTCACCCATCGTCCAGTACACGCCTGCGAGCTCATTTTGCTTTAGCTGTTTGAGTTCAACTTTTGAGATAAGTACACTGTCTTTAGGGATCGGGATTGACAATCTGACGTCCAACTGTTGCATGGTCATGCCTCCTCACCTCTCTTAGAACAGCTTGATTTCAACCCCATCCACTAACACGTAAACAAAATCTGTGTCGTCTGGATAATGGCGCTCGACAAATTGAGTTAGTGAGATTAAATCGCCACAGGCATCGATGGGTAAAAGCCGATTGATGCCATCTTTTTTTGTGTAAATAATGATCCTCTTATTGCTCATACCGTCACCTCGCTTTCGACACGGTATTGAATCGCCATTTCCTTCACAATCGCGAGGTAGACTTCTGTAAGCCTCGCGTCGTCCGCGATCACGTCCATCCGGTTTGTTTTGTCCACTCTGGACTTCGCAACGCCTTCCTCTAGCATCTTTCGTCGTTTGTTGGTTAGACGGCGGGACAAGTCGCATCGCGCACGCTCTTCCAGCTTTTGGTAGCTTTCCTTGCGCACCTCGCGGTAAGCATCGAACCCCCCGCGAGCCTGTGCGATTTTGCTTAGGAGCGAGTTCGTCTTTTTCCGCCACTCGGTCGGATTAAGACTGAGCACTTCGGTAATCTGTTCCTGGCGCTTCTCCACGCCGGCCAGTTTCTTTTGCATCTCGGTGTGTCCTAGCTCGATCCGGGCGACGGCGTTAAAGATCTGATTGAACATTTGCAGCTCCGGCGATAATGCTGATGTGTCCAAGCTGGGTTGCTTCACGCGATAGTAATCATCAACCAACATTTCGTAAGCGTCCCACGCCTGATCGGTGTTGAGCGACTTGGCATGCATCCAGGCGCCCTTTTCCGTCCAAAGGTAGAGCACTGGGGCGAATTTAAGGTTTCCCGAAATTTCCGTGGAAGCCTTAAAAGCCTTGAGCTCCTCGCCTCTTAACTCAAAATAATGTTTGCCTTGGGCGTACCTCTTTTTGTTACTGTAGAAGTTATCGTTGACGTTCTTGCTGTCGGTACCGTACGCCTCAGCAAGCTGAGCTGTCGTTAAAACTCGTTGGTCTTGGTGATCGATCGGGGTAAGTTTATTCATGTTAGATCGCCTCCTGTTTTTGCTCTTTTTGTTTAACCTTTATCTCAAGATCGAGCACTTTAAAGGTTTTGTTCAGTGTCGTTTCATTCCAACGCTTATCCCCCTTTAATAAGCTGTGGATGTACTGGGGAGAATAACCAGTTAAACGGGCTAACTGAGACGGTGTTAGGTCTTTAACCTTTAGCGCTTGCTTCACCACCTCGGAGAAGTTCACTTTTTTCACCCCTTTGATTAATGATTGATCTGTTAGGTTAATTATTAACCATATAGTTTAGTTATTCAAGCCTCATTATTAATCAAATAGGATGATTAACTAGCAAATTAAACGTATGGGGTACCTAAATCTCCTATTTGGTCAAATATGCTCCGTTTTGCTTAGTAAGCAGCCTATTCAGAAATTGAACCTTAAACTAATAGATGATAAAATAGCAGTAAGAACATACCCCAAAGGAGGGGGAAACAAATGTGCAAACAATCTTATCGCATACGCGCGATTCGACGGAAGAAAGATATTAGTGGAACAGAAATCGCTGCAAAGCTCGGCATTTCTGCCCAGTACTATTACAGTATTGAGCGAGGGCAAAGAAACCTAAGTGCTGAAATGGCTAGTAAGTTAGCCGAAATATTCGATGTAACAACTGACTACCTTCTAGGTCTATCCGATAACCCTAATAAAGAAGGCGACAAGCAAGACGGAAGCAAGCAAAACAACTTTGCGGATCTAGATGAAGGTGTTCGAGCTCTTGCGAGGGAAATCCAAGATCTTGATGCTGATTCGCAGGAGGTTCTAACAAAGCTAGTCAGATCCATGCGTAAGCGTGGGAAAGAGGCGTTAGATGATTGAAAAAGTTTCCTAAGCGTACAAGGTACGGCAAGATCATGCAAACTGTGTATAGCTTTTTCGTCCAAGAAGAGATTACTGAACTTCCGCTAGACCCTTTTGCGTTAATCAAAAAGAATAAGTGGGGTTTGGTAACATATTCTAAGCTGGCCAACGAAAACGGAATAACTGTTGATGAGGTCATAAATGGTTTCCAAAGTGAAGATGGCTACACTATTTGGGATGGGGAAAATTATACGATCGCTTATAACGATACGATCACAAGCCCAGAACGAATTAGATTCACTTTAATGCACGAGATCGGGCATATCAAGTTAGGCCACCTTACCGATTTCGAAGAAACCATCCTTAGACGTAGCGAACTTACTGAGGAAAAGTACGAAGTATTAGAGCGGGAAGCCCATGCATTCGCAAGGAATTCTCTCGCGCCTGCTGCAGTCGTGAACAGGATTAAAGCAAATAGACCGTTTTTTATAATAAACGCCCTAATGCGTTATTTTAGGATTTCATATAAAGCAGCGGTAGTTAGGCTTGAATTCCTTAGTTGGGATTCCATAAAAGCAATAAGATATTCGTATTTTTTCTCTAAACGTTTCAGTGACTTTATCCAAAATGTAGTTTGCAGACGGTGGTGTCCCGAATGTAATCACGTCTGTATAAACAAAACAGCAAAGTACTGCCCAGTCTGTGGAAACGACAGTCTAATAAGTTCAATGGGGGATGAACCGGAAATGATCTATTCTAAAATTGATTTGGACGAGCTTCACAGGGCCGTAAGGTGTCCTAAATGTGACAATGAAGTGGTAGTCGGTGATTATTGCCAGATATGTGGGTCATATTTGGTCAACAGATGTACCGGCGTTCTCTACCCGAACAGCGATATTGTTCCTCATAAATTAGAGAAAGATGATAGCGCCTGCAAAGAGTTTTTAGACGGTGACGCTCGATACTGCACTCAATGTGGTTCTGTATCAACTTTTTACCTGTCTGAACTTCTAATGGATTGGCAAGAGGAGAGGCAATCTACAAGCTCTAATGAAGCCGCCGCTACTGTTGATGACCCGTTCACACCATCTAATGTTGTAAATATCGGCGACGACGATCTGCCTTTTTGAAACCGATTAATTGTGAGGGGGGCGTTTAAAATCGCCCCTCCCTTTAGGAGGAATAAACATGGCGAGTTTTCAAAAGCGCGGTAAGACTTGGCAGTACACTGTGAGCGCGAAGCCGAAACCGATCCGTAAGGGCGGCTTTCGCACGAAAAAGGAAGCGCAAGTTGCGGCTGCCGAAGTCGAAGCGAAGTTGCAAAAAGGCGTTGTGCCACACCTGCGTAAGGAGCCTTTCGATGAGTATTTTGAGGGATGGATACGGACGTACAAAACAGATATCGCTAAAAACACGTTGGAGCGTTATTACACGACGTTGGAAACAGTCCGCGAACATTTTGCTGGTGTGCCGATTCAGAGCATCACAAAACGGTCGTATCAATCTTTTTTAAACGAATATGCCAAAACTCACGCTAAGGCTACAACACGGAAGCTCAACACGCACATACGGGCGTGTGTAAAGGACGCGATTGATGAGGGTATCATAGCTATAGACTTCACGCGAAACGCGACACTTACGGGAAATTTGGCCGCCAAGAAGCCGGAAGAAAAACACCTCAGCTACTTCGAATCAAAAAGGTTGCTTGCCGAGCTATACAAGCGCCTAGACAGCGGGCTTACGTACTACCTGCTATTACTGGGTCTAACTTCCGGTATGCGCTTCGGTGAGATGGTCGGGCTAACGAAAAAGGATTTCGATTATCGGGCCAACACGATCACTGTAAATAAGGCGTGGGGTTATACTCGTCGAATGCCGTCCGGTTTTTGCAAGACTAAAAACGAGCAGTCAAACCGTGTAATCCGCATGGATCGGCACACTATGGATGTCTTTAAGAATTTGATCGAAAGCGGGCCGGCGAACATTCACGGCCTAGTGTTTTTTAGCCCTCGTTCTAAGTATCAAGTGATATCAAACACAGCTGCAAACAAAGTTCTCAAAGGTTTGCTCGAAAAAATGAACATCGAACCGATCTCACTGCACGGCTTGCGCCACACACATGCCAGCATATTGTTGTATAAACGCTTATCGATTTACTACGTCTCAGAACGTCTCGGACATAAAGATATCCAGACCACGCTAGACACATATGCCCATGTTGTGAAGGAGCTCAGAACCGAGGATGAGATGAGCGCGGCGGCTACCTTCGAGGCGATGACAGCGGGATTTACACATTGA